TTGCAGCGCGGCAGCTTTTTCTTGCTCTCTGCCAGTGCCTAAGCCAACATTCACCTGCACATCCATGTCTGCGTTCCAGACACGCGGATCAACAGGCACGAACTGTCCATTCATGCGCATCAGTTGTTCTTCGTCTGTGTGCTTAACATGCAGACGCAGTAGTAGGCCGAACATACGACGCATGCCCTCTGACAGATTGCGAACCATAACCTCAACCTGCGCAGCCGCTGCATCAACTGTTGCTTGCACACCTGCCGCAGTGGTTGACTGCATGGCATCTGGATTTAGTGCGACATTCTGTGACACGCCTGTTTTCTGCTCAACCAAGCCATCCATGTACTGCAATGCGCTCAGCGTCTGCCCTGCTGTGAATGGCACTGCTAGGTCTTGAACTGCCCCAGCCTGACGCATACGCACAACGGCTCCAATTTCGTTGTTAAGTACATCGTCAATATTGACAGCGCCGTCGACGATCCCAATGCGTGGGTTGTTTGTCATGGCTACGTTATCAAGCACGCCACGAATGATTGATGTGGCTGCGTCTTGATCGTCCATAATCAGCTCAGCAAGTGAGCGGCCATACATTGTGTGCGGCTCTGGATCGACCTCAAAGACAGCAAACGGCACTTCGTCTACTCGATCAAAGTCCAGCAGCTTGTAGTTTGACCCACCGCAGATAAAGCGGTGTAGAACTGGAACGCCTGTGCCTTCTACATCCAACCGCATATAGGCTTCAGTAATGGCTACGTTGCGCATTGCTGGATCGCCTGACTGATCCTCGTAGTCGTCTTGAGAGTAGCCGCGACGTTCAATGTCTTCTGCTTCAGATATGTCTGACGCGCCGTACAGGCTGTCTAGGTCATAGACTTCCTCAAATGGGTAGCCCATCTCTACAAGCTCACCTACACGAACCTCAGAGCGGTGACAGACAACGTAAGCATCTTCTAGCGTCCGAGCCTGTGAGTTTACGAAAAACTCCTCTGGCGGCACGCTCTCAATGCGCAGCTTGCCCTCTGGAATGGATCGGCTGACTTTTAGCGAGTAGCTTGGCAGCTCAACTTCCATGCCCATCTGATCCATCTCAACTGTCATGGTCATTGTTTCTTCAATGACTGAGATGCCCATATCAGACAGGATGTAATCACGCTCTTCTTGCGTTAGGTCTGTGTAGCTGTAAGTTTCTGTGCGGTATCGAGTGTCCCAGTAGACTTTCACGATCCCTTGCTTTTTAACCAGAGCGTCATGGAATGCATCGTTTAGAACGCGAAAGCCGTCATTCTGATTGAACACATAGTGCATGTAGTCTGTCGCCTGCTCGGCAAATGCGACATCCTCTGGGCCTTTGGGGATGAACTCAACAGGCCGAGCAGTTGACATAAATACGCGCATCAAGCTGGGTTTGACTGCGCGTACTGTATCGCGAACCTTTGTTGCTACGACGCTAGACCGTCCGTCTTCGTAGCCAATATCAACCTCACCGTCAAAGTATCGCTGGGCTTTGATGCGGTCATGTGTGATTTCGCTTTCTACAAAATCAACAGCCTGCGCAATCGCGTCTTGAACGATCCCTTCAACTTCTGTGAAACTTTTTGCTTTAGGTTCCATTATGTTCGCCTTTATTCAAAAACTTGTTGCGCGGATCGTGCTGCTGTCGGCGCTGTGCCGCCATATAGTGTTAGTGCGACTTGCTGAGCTAGGAACTGGTTTTGCGCATCAGTAAGCGGTTGACCTTCCATTGCCGAACCAATCAAGCGCAGTGCTTCTTGAGCAGACCGACCCTTGCGCTCAGTAAGCGCTCTGGATATTTCTTCAAAGATACGCTGTTTTTGCGCCTCTGTGAACTCATCTGTTTGACCAGATACTGCCTGAATTAATCTTTGTGAAGTTAGCAGTGGCTCACCGCGCATTGCGCTGCCAATGACGCCAGGCTGCGTGACTTGCTCAACAGTTTCGCGGATCGCTTGTCGTTGTGCTGTTTTTGAGTTGACCGCCAAGGCTGCGCGTACAGACGCAGACTGCGCTGCCTCGTCAATCTGCTTGAGCAATGCATCGGCTTCAGCACCTAGCATTTCTTTAATCTTTCTGCGTGAGTTTTCTGAGCTAAGGTCTGTGACTACCTTAATCACTTGACGCGCATCAAGAGCTTCGGCTGTTGGATCAGACGCAATCGCGCGAACATCGCCAATCGCCTTTTCTACATAACGACGCAGACCCTGCTTTGCGGCGTCCAACTGCGCAGCAGATGCATCTGGGCCAAATGCCTTCATAACATCCTCAAGCTCTGTCTGAGGTTTCAGCAAGTCGGTTCCAAGCTGGAACGCACGCTCTTCTGCGATCTTGTCGCCACCGAGCTTGACAGCATCGCCGTAAACAGGAACTGCGCCAGAAACAGCATCACGCAACTCGCCTGCCAATCTGTTGTATCGAGTGCCTTTTGCAGTTAGTCGTCCATATTGGTCAACATTTTGATATGCAATAGTTTGCAAGGCTTTCTTCAGCTCATCTAATTGCATTACGTTTGGCAGCTCAGAGAATGTAACCTTTCCATCGTCACCAATAGATGCCTTAATGTGCTGATTGCGAGGGATGTTGTTCATCAACATTTCCTCATTTGCCTCTCTGATCGCCTCTGCCATCAGATTGTCAGGTGTTTTGTCTAATACCTTAAAGATTGCTGTGCCTTCGTCACTGCCATAGTTGATTGGCGTGTTAAAGGCTTCTGTGTATAGCTCACTTCTTTGTGGGGCTGTTCGGGCTGCGATATTCTCAACAGCAGTGCGCGGCCCAATGGGAGCCTCGCCCAATGTAGCATCTAATGTTGCATCTAAGGCTTGCCCAGTACGAGCCATGCGCTCGTCTACCGCAGTTCTCGCTATTGTGCCTGCCTGACCGCCGCCTGCTGCCGCTGCGTCAAGCAATGCTTGTGCTGCCTGACCTGCATCAGCAAGCATGCCCTCTTTGCCAGCCTTATCAATAGCTGCCATCGCGGCGTCCATGTCGCCACCCATCTGGAAGGTGTTTTTAATAACTTTTGCAGCATTGCGAGAAATGTTTAGTGTTGACGCGATAATTGCTAGATCAGAGCGTTTGATGACATCAGCCAAGTTTTGCGCACCTTTTGCGACGAATGGCATTGCAGCGCCTAATGCGCCACCTGCGCCAGCACCGAATGCTGCGCCTGTGGCTGCTTCACGCGCACGCTCCGCTGGCGTTGTGCCTTCGCCATAACCGAATACACCGCCCTCTACTGCGCCGAGAGCTGCGCCAGTTCCTAAACCGCGCAGAGCTGCTGGGGCTGTGCGCATTGCTGTCGTGCCGACTAAACCGCCTGTCATTGTGGCAGGTAGCGCAGCAACTGCGCCTGCCGCGCCTGTTACACCGCCTGCTAAGTTTAGGGCTGCTGTCTGTCCAGGACGCTCGGCCTCCATTGCTGATTGCAATGCACGAGTGCCTGTTGCGGCTTCTGGCCCTAATACTGCGCCAAGAGCTTCGTCAACATACGAACCGACAAACGGAACGCCTTTGACAAACTGAGCAGCACGAGCTGCAACTGGGTATTGCTCAAGAATGTCCTCACGTTGGGCTGACTGAACAGCCGCACCTGCTTGAGTGCCTTCAAGGATTTTATTGATAATTTCAGGATCGGTTCCAGAATATGACGGTGAAACGACATAGCGCTGACCGTTAGGCCGCTCAAACACACGAACATCGCCAGGTTGTTTGGCAATAATTCGTGGCATTGTTTTGTAGTCTTTTCTAGCCTTCTCAATGGCTTCAGCTTCAGACGAGGCTCGTATTTCTACCTCGTATCCGTCTGGCGTCATAATCTGATATTTAGCCATGAACCTTAACCTCCTACAGTGCCAGTTACTGAAAAGCCATTATCGCCTTGATTGTTTTGGCCTTGACCAGAACCGCTAAATCCTTGCCCCTGTAACGCTCTTAATTTTGGGCCTGCAAGAATATTAAGCTGAGCTAAAAGGTTATCCATAGTTCTGTTAAAGCGTTGTTCTACTGTTTCGCCAGTCAAAGCCTGAACAAGATAGTTTTTAGGATTTGTTGTATCCAAGATAAGCTGATCCATCAGTTCTAAGTCTGGCCCATTGAGGACACCTAAATTAAACAGCTCTTTCATTTGTAGCTGCAAATTTCTGCGTGTCTGCGTTAGCAAGTCTCGCTGCGTTCCAGGTATAACGCCAATGCCGCCCTCTTTAACCAAAGTCTTGTATGATCCAATAGTTTCCTTAATAGACTGCAAAGCCATTGAAGCATTTTGAGCTTTTGATAGCTCAGAGGATGTAAGCTGCTGTGTCTTCTGCACTTGCTGCGTTGGATAGAAACGACCCTTGCTGTCAAACTGCCCAGCCTCTGCGCCATACTTCGCAGCCTCTTCTGGCGTAGCAACTCGGAACTGCTCAGTGCCTTTTGTGCGCTGCGCCAAAACAGCGCTCATTACATTCGCAGCAGACTTAGGATTGGCTTCTACTGCCGCAGCAATCTCTGGATAGCCATTCTTTTTTAGCCACTCAATC